TGTAAATTGACTTCAAATCTAAAGCTCCCAAGTGTCTACCTAATCGGGGGTGGTATACAGATTCTCGTTTTAAAAACTCGAATTCCCCTTCAGCCAGGTAGGGGCTGAGTGCGCTCTCCTTATCGGGCATGGTATAAATCTGACCATATGTAGCTAAAAATTCAGCACATGACTTTATGTTAAAATCAGGATAATCGGCACTAACAGATCCAATATTGTCATCACCATATGTGACCATAGACGCAGCATCACGAAATGCTACAGTGTGGGGATATTTAGTGTAAAAGAAATTTCTCAAGTTTAGAGATCCTGAAATACCATTCAATATGACTGTTAATGAATTCCCACTAATATGAGTTCCACTTGTCAATCCTATCAAATCTCCATTGAATGCGATGAGTGCGTACACTATATCACCCGCCATGGCCTCCATGATATCAAGATCACGCTGCGTGTAATTACATTCGCGTGCAAGATCTATCAATATACGAATAGAAGCTAGGAGAAGCTGTGATGGTAATTTTTGATCATATTTACCATAATCTCCACCAAAAATGCTCTTATCTCCATGTGTCATCACAAACTGATAAAGTTCTTCCCATTCGGGTCCATGACAATTAATGCCAACAGCACATTCAGATTTTAACGGATTCATTTGTAAAAATCGCAAAATTGGTAAGAAGTATTTTCTGACAAGAAAGGTTAGAGCAATAGGATTTCCATAAAAGATTCTACACTTTTCCTTACTTGTAACAACTACTTCATCTTTCTTACAAGCTTTCGCAATAGACATCACCCTTAAACCTTTAGCGTACAAATCTTCACAACGTTTAATCTCTGTTGTGATCAAAGGTGTGAATACACGGTTATTAGGTTTATCGAGTGTAGGTTCCAACTCGATAATGTGATCATGCTTGGGTCCTGTTAAAGGATATCCAATTTTGTACTCAAGTTGATTGCATCTATGAATTTAACTCCAATTTTACCACATAGATTTTCGTGATCTGTCAATGGTGTGGCATCGTTCCACATATCTGTCTTAATTAAAGCTACTAAAGGTGCTTTGTAATCTTTAATAGATTTAGATAATAGATCATGAGGGAATGGTATACCAGGTAAACTAGCATTTTCTAGACATTTCTGATAACCATACCACTCAGGGTTCATTTTGGGGGGTCCATATACATTTACATTACCCGTTACTTCCGTAACAGTCTTGCTAATGGGTGTTTCCTCAACATCTGACCTTGCAGTCGTTTGCCCAGGACATGATCCAAAATACATGAATTGGGAACCCTCAGGTAGATAATTTATTGCACTTTTGTAATGCAAAGGCTTATCTGTTATAACATCCACACCCAATATCTGGGGTGTGAATTTATCCATATTACCTGTTAATAGAACACCTTCCGCTTTACGTATGTGTGGAAGTGCATCTTCTATATGTTTGGATGTCAAAAGACAAAAACATCCTTCTGGCTTACCTGCATGTCCGCCGACATGCACTCCCAGAATGAGTGGATTTTTAGTTTGTGATACTAAAGTGGCTCCACACAAGCCAGGAAAAGTGTCCATACTCAAGTTAAAATAATCACCCCCAAGAAATGTTGCTACTGTGTTGGTAGTAATTCTTTCATGAGTCCTTCCTACAGCCTTGATGACACTACCATTCTTACGTCTCCACGACATTTGAAATGGTTGATCACCGGGCGCTGCAGAAGGAAAGTACTTAGTGATATCCTTGAATGATCCTCCGGTACTAGAATAACACAAACGTAGATCAGTATTGGGTATCAAGTATGAACTTGATTTATCTAGACGTGTTGTGAAACTCCCTCCTATGGAAGTGGCGTTCTGTTTATAGCAAGTTACAGATAACGTATCAACATACTCATCGTTTTGATGGCCGAAATAATGGTTCGGTATGAGTACTACATTTGATTTGATGAACAATAAATTGCACATCAATGTTTTGTCACCTTTATTAACTGAACCATAAACTAAATTCTTCTCCATTAAAGTATCTAGTTGATTCCATGTGGTGGTTGCCACTGAATGCTCAACAGGTAGTAACTGCTTCTTAACTTCTGCCCAAACATTAAGTTGTGTGTCTCGTTGTTTGATTTCTGCTTCA